TCGCCCCTGCCCAGAGCGGTCGCCAGCTCGTCCAGGGTTTCCCGCGCGTCCTTCATGTCCTTCTGGGCCCCGGCGATGTCCACGGTCTCCTCGCGGGCCTGGAGGAGGTCGATGGCGTCCTCGCGAATCAGACGCTTCAGGATGTTGGCCTGGACCCACTCGTCCAGCAGCTCCAGGTTCCGGTTAACGTGCGGCTTCTCGCGGCACTTGTAGATGGGCGCGAGCGCCTGCGCCTTGCCCTTCGTGCCAGACTTCATCGTGGCCCCGCACAGGCCGCAGATGTACAGCCCAGACCCAAGATGCTTGCGCGCAGTGGAATTCGCGTTGGTTCGGGCGGGATCATTGAGGATCTTGGCCATGCTGCGCCACGTCGACTCGTCGATGGCCGGCGCCCAGACAGCCGGCCCTACCTCCTTCCCTTGGTGTACGGCAATGCCCGCGTTCCGGGGCCGCTTCAGGACGCGGGCGAGCCTCTCGCCGTCCCACTGGTCGCCGGTTGACGTGGTGAGCCCACGGCCGTTCATGTCGGCGGCGATCGACCGGAGGGATGCACCGGCCAGGAAGGCTTCGGCCGCGTAGCGGAGGGCAGCCACCTCCTCGGGGACCGGCGTGACGCCGTCGCTCTCCCAGCCGTACGGGCGGGGGCCGCCGCAGTATTCCCCCCTCGCCACCTTCTGCACGCGGGCACGCTTCTGGCGCTCGATCATCCGCTCCACTTCGTAGCGGGCCTGGACGCCGAGCTGCCGGGCGATCATCCGTCCGGTGGCGGTGGTGAGGTCGAGCTGCCCGGCCTTGACGGTGCGGGTGTCGACACGGCGCGACTCGCAAACGTCGATGTACTCCTCCAGCTCGGCCGGGGAGCGGTGGAGACGGTCGGTGTGCCACCCGAGGACACAGTCACCCTCTCCAGCGCGCAGAGCGGCCAGCATGGCGAGGTAGTCGGGACGCGGCTTGCCGGTGTAGGCGGAGAGGTCGTTGTCCTTGAAGTATCGGACGATGCGGTACTCCACGTCGCGGTTGCTGAGCTGCGCGGCAAGGTCGTCGATGTCCTCGAATTGCCGCTCCACCGCCAGGCCGGCGCCTTCGCGGTCTTCGCTGATGCGGGCGTAGGCGAAGCATCGGATGATGCGGCGGCCGGTGAACGGGTCGTATTCGAAGGGGTCGTGGCGCTCAGGCATGCTTCATGCTGGCACATTAGATGGGTCTTTGGGCCCCGTTCGGTAAACCGAGAGCTGGGCTAAGACCCATTTAGCGCCCAGCGGTCTGCCGGGCGCCAAGGGCGCATCTCAGTGAGGGTGGGGTGGGGTCTCGTTGTCCCAGTTCTGCACCCAGAGGCCGCTGGTCTGGATGTGGGCGAGCATCTGGTTCAGCTCGACTCGAAGGCCTTCGCTCATCTCGCCCTCGCGGATGACCCAGACGAGTTCGCCCTTCCGCTCGATTGGGACCACTCTGCATCCCTCCGGCATGGCGCCCTGGGGCGCAATCTCCACTCGCACAACCGTGTGCGCTGTTCCTTCGTTTTCAGCCACGAGACCCCCATTGGCGCGGATCCCAAATACGTTCACCAGTTCGAACGCATTGGACATATGCAGGCTACTGGACCACGACGCCCCCCAGGCGGATCACCGATGGTGCCACCTTGAACGGTTTTTGACTACATGCTGCACGCAACAACTACAGAGCGTGTCAGGCATGGCCAACGGCATATGCCGGAGGGGCTACCGGGGTGGCGCGAAGGTGTCGATGAGGGCGAGGAGTTGCTGCCGCTGCTCCGGCGTCATCTGATCCGCACGCTCGGCCAGGGCGCGAGCTTCGCCAGACGCGCTCCAGACCGTTTCGATCCCGAAGAACTGGGCGCCGGCGGCCTCCTGCACGCGTCCGAGTGACACCTTGAGCCCGGCGGCAAGGCCGCGCAGCTGTGGGAGGTCGGGCGCCTGCACGGGCATGCCTGTGGCGAGTCGGTGCAGCCAGCTGTACTTCACGGTCTGCTCACCCGTTTCCGGGTCCACGCACTGCGCGGCCAGCTTCTCGTAGCTGAGGGCGAGAGCCTCCTTCCGCTCTCGCGCAAGGTCACTCAGGTGCGTGCGCGCATGTGGTGAGGACGCGCGATCTTCGGCAGCCATAAGGCTCATCCTGCCACTCCGTGTCATGTCATGGGCCGTGGGGTGTCCATGGGACTAGTGAGGCGTAGGACCCTTCCCCCCTGATAGCGCAGCGCGGTCGTTGCATGCGCTGGACAGAGTGTCCATGCAGATGGATGGTCTGCGCCAGTCCACCCCCGCGCTTTTGACGGAATCCCCACATCGCCATCCAAGCTGCTGGACGAACCGTCCAAGCTATGCAATGCTCAAGTCATCCAAGCAATGCAATGAACCGTTGCACGAGGTGGACGTGACTACACCTGCACAAACACCGATACAGCTCTACAAGCTGCTGGAACCCGACCTCTTGGCCCGCCTCATGAAGCGCACTGGAACCGGCGCTCCCGTGAGCATCCGCCAGTTGTCCGTCCGATCCGGCGTCCCTCGCAGCACCATCGGCAACCTCCTGACCGGCGAGCAGGAGTCCGTACTTGAGCCTTCCGCCGTCGCCATCTGCAACGTCATCGGCGTCGACTGGCCCGTCCTGTTCGCCCCGATTGGCCGTGCCACCCGGCACACCGGCCGGCCTCGGCTGGAGGCGACCGCATGACGGGCCCCGCGCAGTTCAGTCTCGCTGCCGCCGAAGAACGCTTCGGTCCGGCCGCCATGGAGGCCATCGAGAAGTCCGTCGCCGCCGCGCCGCCGCTCAGCACGGAGCAGCGCGAGCAGATCCGGCGGGTTTTCGCGTCGGCTCGTCCCCGCACGCCGGCGGACGTCGTGGTCCCGGCGCCTCGCGCCGCCTGACCGCATGAAAACGGGGCCGCTCCGTCCTACCGGAACGACCCCCGGCACCCCCAGCAACAGAGAAATGAGGACACCGTGGATCTCAGGGTACCTACCAACTTCCCCACCGGGGACCGGCGCCCGATCGCCGTCGACTTCACTCCACCCCGCCCGACTACTGTGCCGGCGGTTCTGCTCGGCGCGGCCCGGATCATCCAGGCGAACGGCCTGTGGACCGGCGGCGACTACGTCCCGGACGCCTTCGACCGCGAGATCTGCATCCCGCACTTCCTGCGCCCGATGAGCATCGTGGCGGCGATCAAGTGCGCGGCGACTGGTGACCCGCACCGCACGTCGCAGCTCGCGGACATGACGATCGGGTTCTTGGCCCTGTCGATCGACGGCGGCCCGTACTGGGGTGACTTCCGGAGCCTGGAGGCGCACGTCGAGGAGTGGAACGACGTCCCGGGCCGGTCTGGTGACGACGCGGTGGCGCTGCTGGAGCAGGCCGCGACCGCCCCGGAGCGTGCGGCGTGAACGCGCGGCGAGTGGCTGCTGCGGAGGGCGTGATCCTCGCGGCGCAGAAGACGAGGCAGACGGCGGCGGGCATCGCTGCGGTGCTGGAGGCGGCGTGTCTACTCCAGTCGCCGGAGTCGGCCGCGGAGTTGGTCGCGCTGCGTGCCTGGGTGGACAGCCTGGAGGCCGAGCGGCACTCGACGAACGAGGCGCTGTCCGAGGCGGCCGAGGCGCTGCGGGTGCAGCGGGACCGCATCGCGCAGTTGGAGGCCCGCCTCGGTCTCGCCGCCGAGCAGCGGCACCTCATGGACCCGCTCGATCACGCCCTCGAAGCCCTCGCCCCGCGCACTGACGGCATCTACCCGCAGGGCACGGCTGTCCGCGTGCAGACGGCCCGCCAGCGCGAGGGTTTCCCCACCACCGACACCGCCGGGAGCGCCCTGTGAGCACCGACCGTACGCCCGTCGACGGGCCGTTCCGTATCCACGTCGAGCCGCTGCCGACCGGCGCCACCCTCGACATGACCCACTACCTCACCAGCGTGCTGCTGAACCTCGCGTCGGCCGCCGAGGAGGACGGAGAGGGCCTGCTCTCCGAGCTCGTCCACATCGCCGAGTGCGCCCGGCAGGCCGCGCACCAGGGTTCGGACTCGCACGCCGCGCACGAGCGGGACGAGCGGGTCGCCGACCTCCTCGCCGAGTTCGCCGACGAGGGCCGGGTGCCGGTGTACGGAGGGCAGGTGCTCCGCCTCGCGGCGCGACTGCACGCGATCGGCACGCCGAAGGCGGTCCCCACGCAGCAGCGGAGGACGGCATGAGCGCTCGCGACAAGGTGCTGGTGGAGGGCACGGCGCCGGACTTCTTCCAGCCTGGCCACACCTACAGCGGTTCCCACGGGTGGAAGTTCCGCGTCGACACGATCACCACGCATCCCGAAGACGGCGAGCAGACCGCACTCGGCTGGCGCTTCTTCAAGAACGATTGGGAGCCGTACGCCTACGGCCTGGACGACTGGGAGCTCATCCGGCTCGCCGGTCACACGGACATCACGGATGCCCGCTGCCCCGCCTGCCGCCGCACGTTCGAGGACTGCACCTGCGGAGGCGCCCGATGACCGACACCGCGCAGGCTGGGGCCGTCCAGGCCCCGGCCGCCGGCCCGGTCGTGGTCGGCGTCTTCGAACCGGGTTCCCCGGAGTGGCACGCCGCCCGCGCAAACGGGATCGGCGGGTCCGAGATCGCCGCCGTGGTCGGCTTGTCCCCGCACGAGTCCCGGTTCTCCCTGTGGCACCGGAAGAAGGGACTCATCGGCCCGGTCGAGGAGACCGAGCAGATGTACTGGGGGAAGGTCGACGAGCCGGGAATCTGCCAGCGCTTCGCCGAGCTTCACCCCGAGTTCCGCATCAGCCCGGCTCCGACGTACGCCGCGGCTGACCGGCCCTGGCAGATCGCGAACCCGGACCGGCTCGTCGGCGGCGCGGAGTTGCTGGAGGCGAAGACCTCCCGCGACGACGAGGGCTGGGGCGAGCAGGGCACGGACCAAATCCCCGTGCACTACCGCTGCCAGGCCGTCTGGTACATGGACGTCACCGGCGCCCGCCGCTGCTGGGTCGCCGTACGGATCGCCGGGTGCGAGTACCGCGAGTACGTCGTCGAGTACGACGCCGACGAGGCTCAGATCCTGCGCGAGGCCGGCGCCCGGTTCATGGATGACCTGGCCCGCGACGTCCGCCCGGACATTGACGGTCACACCGCGACCTACCAGGCGATCCGTGAACTCCCTGAGGGCCTGGACGACGTCGACGTGGACATCCTCCCGACGCTCCGGGACCGCTTCCACACGGCGCAGGACGCGTTCTGGCTGGCCGAGGACGAGCTGACCGCCTGCAAGGGCGAGCTCCTCAACGCCATCGGCACCGGCCGCCGGGCCGTCGTCGGCCGCGAGCGGATCGCCACCCGCACCGTCCGCGACGGCCGCACCTACCAGCTCCTCCCCGCCCGCACCCGAAGGACCGCCCGATGACCGACATGAACCTGCGCCCCATGACCACGGTCGAGTGGGCCCGTGCCATCGCCGCCGCTGACCTCCTCGTCGGCCCCAGCTTGGGGTTCAACGACGCCGTCAGCGGCGAATGGGACGCGGCGGTCCACATCGCCACTGGCGACCGGCTCGCCGACGACGTCCGTCAGGAGCTGATCACCGAGCTGCGGAAGGCCGTGAGCGCCACCGTTCACCGGGTCCTCGGCACCCAAGTGGTCCGTACCGCCGTCCGCACCGAGCAGTCCGAGGAGAACGCCCGATGACCGAGCAGACCGTCACCAACGCCATCGCCGTCCGCGACCAGGGTCCCGGCGCCATGGTCGAGCACTACAAGGCTGATCTCGCGCAGGTCATGCCGTCGCACGTCAAGCCCGACACGTTCGTCCGGCTCGCCGTCGGAGTCCTGCGCCGCGACCGCAACCTGGCCCAGGCCGCCCAGAACAACCCCGCCGCGCTCATGGGCGCCCTCATGGACGCCGCCCAGCTCGGCCTCACCCCCGGCACCGAGCAGTTCTACCTCGTCCCCCGCAAGAAGGCCGGCCGCCTCGAAGTCCAGGGCATCCGCGGCTACCAGGGCGAGATCGAACTCATCTACCGCGCCGGCGCCGTCTCGTCCGTCATCGTCGAGGTCGTCCGGGCGGCGGACACCTTCCGCTACTCCCCGGGCCGGGACGAGCGCCCGCACCACGACATCGACTGGGACGCCGACGACCGCGGCGAGCTCCGCCTCGTCTACGCCTATGCGGTGATGAAGGACGGCGCCACGTCGAAAGTCGTCGTCCTCAACCGGTCGCAGGTGATGAAGGCCAAGGCCATGAGCCAGGGCTCCGACTCGGCGTACTCCCCGTGGCAGAAGCACGAGGAGGCCATGTGGATGAAGACCGCCGCCCACCGCCTCACGAAGTGGGTACCGACGTCGGCCGAGTACATGCGCGAGCAGCTCCGCGCTCAGGCCGAGGTGGCCGCCGCGCTCCCGGGCGTGGCCCACGTCATCGACCCGGCACTCACGGCCCAGGCGACGGCCGCTCCCCTGCCGCAGCCGGGCACCGAGGACGAGGCGATCGAGGCGGAGTTCGTCGACGAGGACGAGGTGGCGTGATGCGACGACGTCTCTCCCGCAGTGACCTGATCAGCCTGTACACCGCCGCGCTGGAGATGCGCGACGAGGCCCGCCGCGAGCTCGCCGACTCCCGCGCCGTGTGCCGCTCGCAGGCCACGGAGATCGGACGCCTCCACGACGAGCTGACTGCCGCGAAGGCGCCGGCCGCCCGGTCCGGGGAGACGGCCGAGCTGGCCCGCGCTAAGCGCACCATCGCCGCCCTGGACGAGCAGCTGCGCGTCCTGGAGGCGTCCAACCTGGAGTTCTCCCGCCAGGCCATGCGGCACGCCGGGACGGCGGTGCAGGCGTGACGCTCATCGAGACCCCCGCGGCCGGGCTGACCC